CCCCAAATCACCGCCACCTTACGTGTCCGAGGAAGACCCTCTCGGAAAACGGCGTGAGGCATTGAGGAAGTAGATGGATATAGCAAATATTGAAATCGGCATTGATACTCGCCCGCTATCGAAGGGCGAGGACTCATTGCGTTCTCTGGCGGTGACCGGGGACCGAACCGAGAAGCAGCTCAGTGATTCCACCAAAAAGACTGAGCAAGGCTTTAACACCCTGACGAAATCCATTGCGGCCACTTCGGCTGTTCTGGCTGGACTGGGTGCCTACCGGGTGGTCAACGGCTTCAAGGACACGATTGTCGAGACTGAGCGCCTGCGCGGCTCTCTTGTCACAGTTACTGGTGATGTGAATCTCGCGGCTGATGCATTTAATCGACTGACCGATTTTGCCGAGCAAACACCGTTCACGCTGGATCAGTCCGTCACTGCATTTGTCCGCCTTAAATCCCTTGGTTTGGATCCCTCTGAGCGCGCCCTGGCATCCTACGGCAATACTGCTGCCGCCATGGGCAAAGACATGATGCAAATGATTGAGGCCGTTGCAGACGCCTCAACATTTGAGTTTGAGCGTCTGAAAGAGTTTGGTATTCGTGCCAAGCAGGAAGGCGACCAGGTTGCGCTGACCTTCCAGGGCGTGACGACTGTTGTTGATAAAGAGTCAGCCGCAATCGAAGAGTACCTGATGCGGATTGGTGAAAATCAATTCGGTACCGCCATGGAAGACCAGATGGAGCGCATACCCGGCATGCTTTCCAATTTGGAAGATGCTGTTGACGGGCTTTATCGCAAGATCGGTGATGATGGAGCAACAACTGTTTTCGGCGAAGGAATTACCACTGCCACCGAGGCTGTAGAGTATCTGACTGAAAATACCCAAGTGCTTTACACCACGGTTGAGGCCTTGGCGGTGCTGATGGCAGGGCGTGTCGCAGGTTCTATCGCCGCATCCACTGCAGAGAAAATCAAACAGCGCGGTGCTGACTGGGCGTTGATAGTTGCCGAAAGAGAGCGAACAGCCGCCACCTTGGCCGCTACCAAGGCCGATTTAGCTGCCGCTCAAGCAGCTGCGGCCAGAACGCCCGGGTTCTATATGAACGCCAGAGCAATGGCTGCCTTAACTGCCGCTGAGCGCGCTGCGACTGTAGCCGCGAATGCACACGCGGCCGCAATGACGCGATCTATAAGCGTGATGGGAATTGCTCGTGGCGCTATGGGTTTGCTGGGCGGTCCCGGTGGTGTTGCGTTGGTTGCCGCATATGGTATTTGGCAGTTGGCCGATGCATTTTTAGGTGCAGACGAAAGTGCGGAAGCTGTTACCGATAGTGTTTCTGATCTGAATGATGAGCTCGAAGAACTGGGGTCAGTTCAAAGTCGGCAGCTTCAAACGGAAATCACTGCAACATCAATGATGCTTAACCAAGCCGTTGCTGTCTATGGTGCGAATAGCGCCCAGGTACAACAGTTGCTGGTTGACCTCGAAGACCTTCGAGCCGAATACAACGCTCTAACCGGATCCACTGAAGACGCTGCTGACGCAACAGGCGAAATGTCTGAAAAAGCGTCAGAGGTTATCGCCAAGCTCCAAAACGAAATTGAAATGATCGGCATGACCGACCGTGAGCGAGCGATTCATATTGCTCTGCGCGAGGCCGAGGTGTCAGCGCTTTCAGAGACTGGAAAAGAAATCATTAAGCTGGTTGAACAGCGCCTTGATGAAGAGGCGGCTGCGGAAGATCAGGCTGACGCAGAGAAAAAGCTGACTGAGACCCTGAAAAAGCAAGCCGAAACAGTCACCTCTGTAATCCAGTCCGAGAAACAGCGTCAGGCCTCCCTTGCCCTTTCTGGACGTCAACGCGAGATTTACAACGCACTGGTTCGCGCCGGTCTCGATCTGTCACCTGAAGATCAGGCAGCCATTGCCCGTGAAGTCGGGTTGCGATATGACCAGGAAGAAGCCATTCGCCGCTCCAATGAAGCGACCGAGGATGCGACCAGGACGGCAGAAGATTTTCGGGAAGAGCAGGAACGCCTGAACAAACAACTCCAAGAAGACTGGGCAGAGACTCGCCGCGAGTTTGGCGAATTCTGGGCTGATATGGTCCAGGACGGTGAAAACGCCTTCGATGCGCTGCTAAATTCCTTTGAGCGCATGCTGCTGGAGATGTCCGGGCAGCTGGCACTGTCCGGGCTGGCAAGTATGTTCGGCATTAAAACGCCTGGTGGTGCCGCTGGCGGCATCCAGGGTGTGCTGGATAGTTCCGGCTTTGCCGGTGACGCTCTGGGCATGCTGTTGAAGTCAGATGCCTTTAAGCAGATCACTAACAGCACAGGCCTGTCAGATATCTTTGGCAGTTTCGGTGGTGGCGGATCCTCAGTACCTGGTGCCAATGCTGGCGCTGATGCCTGGTCAGATTTCTATGCGAGCGGTGGTCAGAGTTCCGGATTCAATGCAGATGCGTTTGTCAGTGGCCTCAAGACTGCTGGCCTGACTATTGGTGCTGGCGCTGTTGGTGCGTATGCCGGTAATGCGCTGGGCGAAGGCATTTTCTCCAAAGAAGCTGAATCGAATATTGCTGCAAGTGTTGGCACTGCCATCGGCTCTTTCGTGGGTGGTCCACTGGGCGCCCTGGTTGGATCAACGCTGGGATCAATGGTTGATGTCGCCACTGGTGGTGACGGCAAGGTGCGATACAACGCCGGCATGTTGGTAGGGCCTACACCATCAGCTGTTGGTTCTGATCGTGCCTTTGAGGTGGATCCGTTTGAGTCTGGCCTGCAAGTGATGGGTGCGGCTCGCCGTGTCGATCGCTCTGTTGCCACCGATGTCATTAACACATTCCGTGAAGTTGATTCTGTTGTTTCCAAGCTGGTACGCGAGCTTAACGGCAATCTGGATCTGACAAAGGCGTCACTGGGTGGCCTCGATGAAGAAGCAACCCCGGGCAGTTCAGGCACATTCCTTGGCTTGGGTGGTAACGGTGCCCTGGCTGGTGACCTGGAAGCGCAGGTTGATTACTACGTTTCCCAGGTAATTGATCATGTCTCAGGCCTTTCTGATGAGCTGTATGCCAATGTTAAGGCCGCAGGCACAGCAGAGGAAGCGATCACGATCCTTTCTGAAGCACTGATACGTCAGGAAGCAGAAAGCGACAAAGCCGCTCAGGCGGCTCAGGAAGCATCCTCAGCCATGGAGAAAGTGCGCCAGGCTGAAGAGCGGCTGCTGACAGAGCGCCTGGGTATCATCGGCACACTGACTGATGAGCTGGAAAACGCCATTGCTCTTCAGGGCAGTGTCCGCATGAGCATCTATGAGGCCATGGGCGCGTCACCACTTCACGAAATTGGTGTCACTGTTTCTGGCCAGATTGCTCAGATCGAAGAGCAGCGCCGATTGATCATCAGCGCGCATGAAGAGGAAATGCGCGCAGAGCAGCGCCTGCATGAACAGCGCTTACGATCAGCCCAAAGCCTGGCTGATGCCGCGACAGACATCCGTCTCGGTGACATGAGTAACCTGAACTCACCGCTGAAGCTGGATTTCGCTCAAGAGAATTTCCGTAACCTGGCAACCGCTGCCGCCAATGGCGACATGAATGCAATCTCGCGCATTCAGCAAGCAGCTGATCAGTATATTTCTGCAGCCGATGATATGTACGCCTCTGGCGCTGGCCGTCAGGAGGTTGTATCTGAAGTGCTGGGTGTGCTCGACTCATTGTCAGTCTCCCTGGGACAAAGCACATACGATCCAGCCGCCGCGAACCAGTCACTGATCAATCAACTCTCCGCGCTCGATTCCCAGCTTGCTGATATCTCCGCTGGTATCAATGACGACATCATTGCCCAGCTTGAGAACATCAATGCCACCCTGGATGAACTCACGCCAAATCTGCGCGACACCTTAACCGGTGCCATCGCTCAGTGGGTGTCCAGTTCCAACCCGGGCGGCAACGCGATTATCGATTCACTGGGCGGCATTAAAGGCTCGGTTGATGCACTGCCTCCCGAAATCGCCGGTTATATGTCCAGCGCCATGGGTACTTGGATTAATTCCATGCTCAGCAATGGCGCTTATTCGCAAGTTGTCGCGGATTCAATCAGCCGCGGTGGTTTGGATGAGTCGGCTGCAAATCAGTACCTGGGCAGCCAGGGAATGGGCAGCGTGGGTGACTATCGCTCTGCCTACAATCCGGACGTGGGCGCACAGGATATCGTTTCTCAGATTGGCGCTATCACGGCTCAGTCAGCCACTGAAGAGGAAGCGATTCGAGCGGCCTATGAGGCAGCGATTGCCAACGGTGTTGGCTCCAAACAAATCGCTGATGCCATGGGTGTCAGTCAGACATCGATTCTGGATGCCGTTACCGGCCTTGGGCTTCCTGCCTTTGCTAAGGGCGGCAATCACTCCGGTGGTTGGCGCTGGGTGGGTGAGGATGGCCCTGAACTGGAGTACACCGGCCCGTCACGCATTTTCAGCCATCAAGACAGCATGCGGATGATGCAGCCAGCTGCCAATGATGGCGCCATGGTGCGCGAGATCCAGTCACTGAACAACGAGGTTATCAGGCTGCGCGAAACCGTGGCGATGATCGGTGATGACGCAGCCAGTCAGCGTGACCGACAGACCCGCATCGAATCAGAAATGGCCGATGAACTGAAGCGTGGTAACGGGAGGAAGTCAGTTGGCAATATCGGATAGTGACTTTCGCACCTGGTTGCAGCAGCTCTCAAACGGTCGCGGAGATCCCGTTGTGTTGATCGAGGCTGAGCACTATGACGGTGATTCAGAAGAGACCCTGTACCTTTCTGATGCCGGGTATGAAGACCCGACAGACATCGATGCGCCAAACTATGCCCCGGTCATCCTGAGTGAAGTGGTCGTTGATGAATCGCTGGACACCTCAACCATTGGTGCCATCGAGATATTCAACCTTGATTCCGCTTGGCGCGATTATCAGTTCATTGGTTATGACTTCCGGGTGTATTTCGGGGACAAGTCCTGGCCGCGTTCTGATTTCCGATTGCAGGGCTACAACAAGGTCGAGGACTTCACCGCACCAAAGCCTGACCGGTTCCGGTTTGAGTTTACTGATCTTCGCAGCATGTACTTTGATCAGTTGGTCAATGGTAACGGGCTGGGGGCTTCTGCCGGCTTGCCGTTCGTGTTCGGTCGCGTGTTCAACATGGAACCGCTTCGCGCCAGTTCGACAAAGTTCCTGTTCTACACCCCGGCCGTGATCTGCGATATCTCAGAAGTGCGTGACAGTGGTGTGGCGGTAACGGTCAGCAGTGCGTCATTCAATCCGGATGGCAGCGGTGACGGTCTGGAAATCGAGATCAATCTGTCATCGACACCATCAGGGCGGGTGACGCTGGATATCCGGGACACACCCTGGGGTGAAAGCGGGGGATACGAGGGCACCCTCGGTCCGAACATGCGCTTCCTGCTCAGCAAAATGAATCAGTACATTCAGATTCCGATCCCCTTGGGCGACACCGTTGCTGATGTTGAAGAGCACGACATTGGATATGTGTTCTACCAGTACGGCACGGTTGATCAGATGTTGGGTGAAATGTGCGCATCGCTGGGCGTGAATCCTCGGATCAATAAAGCGGGAGAGTTGGACCTACTTCAGATCAGTGACGGCGGCACAGCAACCCGGCAGGTATACGATGCCAACATCCTCGGCTTCATGGCTATTGACGTGCGTGAGCCACCGTACAAACAGCTGGAACTCGGATACCAGCGCAACTGGGCAGTGCAAAACACAAACGAGCTTGCCGCCTCTGTCAGTGCCGCTGATGTGATCCTCTACACCCGCGAATACAGCTATGACAAAGAGACCCGGACTCTTTCCGGATATCCGTTCGTCAAAAACTCGAAAGCTGACACCCTGATCTATGAATCAGCTGATGCCGCCACGGAATTAACCAGGCGCTGGAATCTTCGAGACGTGGAGCGACAGCAGTGGTCATTCAAAGGCGATGCAACTTTCATTGCTGATGAAATAGCCGACACGATCACCATCAATCACCAAGACTATGGCCTCAGTGCTGGCGCTGATTTTGTAGTGCTGGCCAACGAAAAGAACCTGACTCGACGAACCTGCCAACTGAAGGTGTGGAAATGAGCAATAAGATCATGATTGGCACCGTCAATCAGCTGGAGAACATGACGGTCACCAGCACCCTGGCAGCAGACGCAGCCCATCCACTGAGTAACCTGACCAATGGCATTAAGGACATTCCCGCCCGATGGGATGTCAGTTCAACGACTGAGTTTTCAATCAAAGGCACCACGGCAACCGCGGTCAATGTGAATGCCCTGATGATCAAGGGCCACAACTTCACCGGCTCTGCGACTGTCAGGCTCAGGCTGTTCTCTGGTGAAAACCAGACCGGAACAGAGATCCCTGTCGGTACAGCAAAGGTGCCACTGACCAATCGTGCTTTTGGTGAGCTGATATCCGGCGTCCATAAAATTGATGGCTATCTGGAACTGGAGAACCGTCTCGATCCGGTTTACACCCTGACATTCGATACCGCTCTGGTGAAGTCCTTTCAGATCGACATCGATGCAACCGACTCACCGGATGATGTGCTGAGAATCGATACCGTGGCGCTCTTCTTTGGTTGGTCACCAAACTACAACTTCAGTTACGGATTCGACCAGGGAAGCCAGGAAGACGCTGAGCACGACAAAACCCGAGGGGGAGGGCTGCACACCTTCGCCATGCCGGCACGACGATCACTGCGCGTTGAATTCGAGTTGATGGAAACGCTCAACAACAACACCTATCTCGACCTGATATCCGCCATCGGTATGGGCGGCAATCTTTACGTGATACCCGATCCTGCAGCCACTGGATACACAAAGTATCTCGGCAACTCCATCTACAAACGCAACAGCCAGGCCACACGCCGGGCGCGATTCTACAACGGCAACAGCTCGCCACTTGTCTTAGAGGAAAACTAATATGCCTATTGAAGATTATTACATCGTAGCAGGCGATGATACTGAGCTGCCCACCAAGATTAATAATGCTCTGGATTACATGGATGGCAAAGCGGATGATGCGGTGGAAGCAGTATCTGAATATGCCGACAGAGCTGAAGCCGCAGAAGATGGCGCAACCACTCAGGCCGGTATTGCTACTACCCAGGCCAATAACGCCTCTACCAGCGCTGATGCCGCTGCTGCTAGTGCGGCCACGGCAGAAGAGATTTCAAACATCAGTGAAGTTCAGACCTTTACCAATCCGCTGGCGCGGGCGGTGCGGGTGGCTATGACGGCGGCGAGTAGTGGATCTCGCGGTATTCTCGTGGAAAGCAGCATTGAAATTAATCCTGGTGACGGCGCATTTGCAATATTCCACGAAGTAGCTGACGGGGGTTTTACAGCTTCCGGCGGCATACACTATGCTTTCATTGCTGCGACAGGATCGTCTGCCGACCTGCCGAACCTTAATTTTATATTATCTGGCGGAAACGTAACGCCTCGCCTGTTTATTAATGCCGTGACTTATGCCGCCACGCAAACAATCCCATTATCTGAGTGGAATAAAGGCGACAAGTGGGCAGTTGTAGTGAATCCGCAATCTGCATCGTCGACCGGGTCAGTGACTTACTACAGGAACGGCGCACAGTTTGGTGATGCCGTTACAATTGCGGCTGGTTCTCCGCACGAGTTTACTGGTGCTAGCCTGAATATTCAGGGGCTATCTGGTGGTGTTAGAGAGTCAGGCCAATGGCGAGAAACAATCCTTTACAACCGAGCCCCATCCTCCACAGAAGTCCTCGACCTCGCAATCAACGGCCCATCTCCCGCCGACATCGGCACGCCGGGGAATCGGGCGAGTCAGATACCGTGGAGTTCACCTGATTTTTCATCTGGAGAAGGGGGATTTTCGGTAGGCGCTTCATTCACAGCGACCGGGAATCAGGACTCTATAGGAGGACGTGACAATTGTCTGCTGCTGGAGTGCACTACGACAGGAACAAGCACCACTCCCCGCGTGAATACTCCGTGGGGCATGAATGCGAGAAAAGGGGAGAATGGCCGAATAGTTCTATCTCTATATGTCCCTTCTTCTAACTCGATAGTAAAAGGCATCCGTGTCTGCTCTTCATTAGCGTCTACGTCAAGTTTTTTGAGTGAATCGACATCTTTCGTGGTGTCATCGTTTGACACATGGCAGGAGTTTGACGTCACAGGAGTAGTGAGTAGCGCATCTGAGACGCTGGTTATCCGAACCTTGAATTCCTCAGGGGGAATAGAGACAAGTGATGGTGATCAGATTTATATCAGTAACAATCCAGAAATGTACAAAACTGGCATAACCGGCCTATGGTCAGCAGAACACGCCCAAAGCGACACGGGCCAGGTACTGGATCAAATCCACGGCAATCATGCTTTACTCCCTTCCAGCGGCGCGACACGAATACCTCAGAACTTGCGACCTGTTATTGAATCACCTTCAGATCACTCATGGACAGCAACGAACGAGATTCAGTATGTCGCTGGCAACCAGGCATTGATGTCATCTGATGACTCTTTCCTTGTTATCGATGTTGAGTCGGATACGGCATTCGATCTGAACGTGGGTGATGGCAGTGATGCAGACCGGTTTGTCGCCGCTTACACGCTGTCAGTTGGTAAAAACCGCCTGACCATTGCCAACCCCTTCAATGATGGCACAAACCGTAAGCTGACAGTTCAACCAGCCTCATCTGTCACGGCCTCAATCACTGTTCACGCTGAAATGATCAAGGAGCGAATCTGATGATCACCCGATCCATTACCTACACTGACCCGAACACAGAAGAAGAGATCACTGTTTCCGTTGATCTGCTGAAGTCCCAGTTCGTCAACGACATCATTCAGACCTCAATTGGTGGTGTGCCTTATGAGTGGACCACAGAGTTCACGGTAAATGACATCGACGCTGCTATTCAGAACTACCTGGAAGGCACACCCAATGAGGTGGTCGGCAACGGTGTCGGGTTCATCATCCCGGTTGAAGGCCGGGAGGTGGAAGTACTTGAGGCTGACTACACTGTCGATTATCTGAACTTCCGCTGGCGCACAGGCTCGAACTATAAGGGCGAGTGTGCCATTGTGTTTGCGTTTAGTGAGTCGACGACTGCGGCTGATATTGTTACGGCCGTGGCCGGGCTGTTGCCTGCTGAGTGAATCAGTCCCGCCGGGCTTGCTTAGGCGTTAAACACCTCCGGCGGGAAAGTTCATTTCAGATTATTTACCCAGCCAGGTTATTTGCGCCGGATATTTGCATATGCGCCTGATGCGTAATACAGGAGAACGAACCAAGTGGTCGCGCCCTGCACCAGCTCAAGGGTTTCAGGGGTTAGAAACACCATGATGCACCTCTTCAAGTAATTGGAGGTGGGCTGTCTTGGCGTGCAGGATTGATCAAAAAAGATCAATTTGGTGTTGACACCGGCTTTCACTTTCGCCTTAATAGACACTGATACTTACCTCTAAAACGTATCGCCCACCATCCTTTGTGGATGTTAGTGGGGGTCGACTCATGTCCTCGTCAAAGTTCTTGAGTCGACTCCTGCTCCCCACTGCGTCCCCCTGAGACATCACTACTCAAGGTTCATGTCTAAAGATACCCCTCTTCCTGAAAGAATCACAGTGCTTTTTGTGTGGAAAATCTGTGGGTAAGTTGTGGTTTGTTTTTGGTGATAACACTATATCTAGTGTTTTTTTGGCTATTTTGCAGGGATCACGAACGAACGGTATCGAACTCGCGCCCAACTGCCAGGTGGGTGCGGTTTTGGACGCTTGCCGCCTCATATTTGATGGTTTGCGCCGTAATCGGTTCAACAAACAATAACCCCTGCACCATCTGATACATTCTTCGTTTTAGCTTATGAATCTAGTATTACCTGCAGCGTACTCTCCGTTGCCATGCATGGTTGGGTTCTGCATACTTCGCCAAGGAGGCAGGGGATCATGTGCGGACGGTTTCAGATAGCTGATGAGAAGAAAGTCACTGATTTGATGAATGTGCTGGGTGTTGACGATCAGCAGCCGGGGCTTGCCTTCGATATAGCACCAGGTGCCCGGATATCCATTGTCCGGCAGGCAGATGCTGGCGCTCAGGTTGATGATGCCATCTGGTGGTTGCTCCTGGACACAGAGACACACAAACCCCTCTACAAATACCCTTCCTTCAATACCCGGTCAGATAAGCTGAATACGCCACGCTCAGCAGGGCATAAGGCATACCGGGAAACCCGCTGCATAATTCCGGCAACGGCATTTGTCGAAGGCCTGGGGGACGGCAAGACATATCACAAGCTTGAGCATGAAGATCGCGGTATCGCGTTTGGTGGACTGTATCGGGAATGGCTGAACCGGGAAACCGGAGAGATAAAGCTGTCAGCCAGTATCATCACGTTGCCGGCGCTTGATAACGATCACTGGAAGAAGGCAATACACCCGAAGTCATTGCCGCTTATGCTGCCGCAGGAAAGTGATGTCATTGCTGCCTGGCTGGATCCTGACAATAAGGATGTGGCTGATTTTGACCAGCTGCTGCAACCCCGGCTTTATTACCCACTGACCAGCACACCAATCGACCGGCCTTCAAAGTGGAACCCAGTAGGCGATACCATGTTGATCGAAGCTGTTTGAGTACGAAAGATTCTTTCCTAACATAAAACAGCAAAACCCTATAGAAACTGGGCAAAAGTGACCAGTCTTGTTAGGAAAGAAGGGGGTTAAGTCTCTGAAATATATAACTTTCGCACCGGCCTTCTAAGCCGAGGGTTGCAGGTTCGAGTCCTGCTGGGCGCGCCATATCAAAAGGGTCACCGAATGGTGGCCCTTTTTATCTGGTGGGCTCAAAGGACGAGGCAGTTTTTGCGAAAGCAAAAAATGCGATCCGCCATTCATGGCGGTCAACCTGCCAGGTTCGACAAAACGGCAGGAAAGCCGTTTTGGATGACCGAAGGTCACCCGCAGGGCGACGGCC